CCACGCTCACCAGACTTAGACTCCACTAGGGATAGCCACTCACGCATGAACCCTTCCATGTCAGGCTTGTCTGTGTAGGCTACAGAGTTATTAGCCAACGCACGTTGACCCTCGTTCTCCCACCAGCTACCAGACTTAGCGTGTGCCATGCGTCCATCACTTAGGTTAGACAGGCTAATCATAGCTGAACGGCGTACACCACCCACGACTACAACCTCACCAATCTTACACATGATGTCGTGACACTCAATGCTAGTCAGCTTACGTCCTGCTGCACCCTTGAACTTAGCTACAACAAACTTGAACAAGTCATCAAGTGGCTCAGGTCCACTGGCTCTACCACCAAAGGTCTTGAGCCTAGCACCTGCTGGTCTGATCTTAGACAAGTCCCACTTAGGAATGTCACCTGAGTATAGGTGTGATAGTAGCTTATGCAAAGCCCTAGCCCAGCCTTCCTTGCTATCCTTAACTGCAATGACATCATCACTCATGTCTAATGCTTCAGGTACGTCAGGTAGCTTTACGATAGACTGACGCTCTACGCTGAAGCCAACACCAGTACCACACAGTAGGATAAACATAGCCTCATCAAAGGCACGGATGTGATCCACTGGTAGGTAGCTACAGTTATAGATGCAGGTGTTGTCACGGTCTGCTGCTACCCCTGCTGTCATCAAAGCTCTCATGCTAGGCATCACCTCAAGGTTGATGATAGCTTCCTCAATCTCTTCCAAGTCTTTAGGGGGTAGACCAGTAGTAGCAATGTAGTTGATGTATCGCTGTACTGTCTCAGGCCAAGTCTCTCGCCTGTTCTCTTCTTCTAGCCATCGTGCATATCTGCTAGTAGCAATGAATGTTTGGTAGTCAGTTGGTAGGTAATTGCTACTCATCTATTGTCTCCGTTCCCTTGTAGTACGCCACGTTCCCTGCGGCTCTCTAGTTTCTCAATGTTCATCTCAGCTATAACCTCTAGGCTATAACCAATGTCACGTGCTACTGCTGCAACGTACCACAATACATCACCTAGCTCCTTAGCTACGCTCTCCTTCTCATCAATGATACTCTTGTTATCACGGATGATCTTCTTTACTTTCTCTGCTACCTCACCTGCTTCACCAGCTAGGCCAAGGGTAGGGTAAAGGATACTAAACTTACTGTCATAAATAGCAGTAGCATTAGCTCTCTTCTGGTACTCACTGAAGTTCATTCCTCACCTACCTCTTCACCATCACTCTTGATAGCATACACACTGTCTACATAATTAAACCCTGCACCCTGTAGGAAAGATTTGAAATGGTATAGGTGGTCATGTAGATCACCCTCAGTTACAAACATCTGTTGTGTTGATGTCGTTACCTTACCATCATCATCATAAGTCTCTACCTTGTACGTCACAATGTCTGGATGTATATCAACACTCATTACCAGTTTACTCCCTTAGTTTTTTCCATAAGCTCTACCATCTTCTTTAGATACCAGATAGCTTTCTCTGCATCCTGAATAGGATTGCCCTTCTTGAACAGGCGTGAGCCTGTGTACTTAATGACATTACCATGACAGTAGCTGATGGCATCCCAATCACCTAATACGTCAACGATGTAGTCAATAGTTTCAATGCCACTAGCTGCGTAGTGGGCAGGGCTGTTCACCATGTCCTGTTGCTTCATGTATTCCTCATGCCTTAGGGTGTCCATAGCTTTACCTCACCAGTCTCTGTGTTGTACTCACCATCACGTAGGATACGTGCTAGCCTTGCGTTCTCTAGTGCTACTTCTTCAGATAGACCTTTACTCTTAAACGCAGCAACCACTGTATCCCACGTACAACCAGACGATAGCAGCTTGTTAGCTGTGACACCACCCACTGAGGGACAGCCTTTATAGTTGTCAGTGTTGTCACCAACCAGTGTTTGATAGAAGAACTGGTAGTCAGCTTCTGCTTCAGTGACTGTAACCACTTCGCCATTGATCCAGTGCTTTGCTGGTATAGTAAGCAGGTCTTTATCTTCAGACCATATAATAGTATCTGGGTTCTTATTACCCAATATTCCCAAGACATCATCGGCCTCCAAGTTTCTGTACATAATTGTGTTGTATTGTTTAGACATATATTCTTTAGCATACCCAAGCAGCATAGGCTTACGTGTCTCTTTACGATTAGCCTTGTAGTATGGTGCTATATCCTTACGGAAGTTATGCTTGTCAGTGAAAGCAATCACACAGTCCTGTGCTGGTGCTTCCATAAGTTTAGTTATCTGATCATCAATGCGTACCTCTACATCAGGCTCAAAGGAGTGCAGTGTCCACTGTCCGTCACCCCAATTGGTAGCTACCTCAGCAGATGCTGCTGCCTTGTAAGCAATGATGTCACCATCAATAAGCAGTAGGGTCATCATCTATCTCCTGTTGTTTCTCATGTTTCCTTAGGA